CGGAGAGGAAGCAACTACGATGTGCAAGTATCTACTGCACCTCCTAGTTGAGTTCTTCTCAACAACCTGAGATTTCGTTACCTCAGGTCCAACGGCGTTTCAATGCGAGGTTGCCGTACCTCACCGATGCACGCAAATGCTCAGAATCATTGGCTTGAGAACCAATGAGCCTGAAACATTTGAGGAGCGCCGCGTCGTCGTCTAAGACGTCGACGCGTCGGCGAGGAACAACGACGTATCCACGAATTATTGGTTTGTGGAGGTCGTTGTCCCAAGCCTGGTGTGAGCGAGCATTGCTGAAGCTCTCCCACCCCAAAACCTGATCGTCCCGGAAGACGGACGGGAGTTCACCGAGCAATTGCTCGACAGACTCCCTAACCATCCTTGCTGTTTTCCAGTAACCAGCCCAATAGAGCTGATTTGCTAGCGAAACAGCCGAGACGATACCGTGTACATCAGCTCTGTGACGGGGGAGGTTCCTTCGGACATAGACAGGTGTTACGTCTATACCGTTGTAATAATCCCCACCACATGACTCTCTGAACTTTCCAGTCCAGAAAGATTTTGCGGTGTTGACCTTGAAGCCGAAAAGCTCAAGATCAGCTATCACAGAAGGTGCCTCATCCGCGGGAACGATTAAATCGTCCCCGTAGACGTAGACATCGCGCGACAATTCATAAGTCGCGCGAGGCGTCGGGCGCTTTCCGCGTCTATACAACCTTGACGAGACTATGGCTATGAAGAAAGCCATAGCCTCCATAGGGAAGCATAGCGCGGACCCCATAGACGCAAACTTCCTAAGGTGAACGATTTCACCCGTCGGAAGTTTGGCCCTCGTCGATCTGCAAGCAAAAACGTCCCTCATAAAGAAAGGGACGACTGCGAGCATATCCCGAACGAGGACTGCGGAGACGCGGTCGCTCGCATCAGACATATCTAGAGTAGCTAAATCGCCACTCAGACTGGCTGATCGAGCAAGCTGGTTATTCACTGTTTGGTCGCTAAAATTAACGCGACCTGCAGTAAACTTTCCTCGGTGCTCAATCCGAGGACGTAACCAGTCGCTAAGGGCCTGCTGCATAAATTGCATAGCAACAGGTTCAATAGCGATTATCCGTGGAGTCTTCGCCGTTTTAGGGACAGGGGTCACCTTAACTGGTAACTCCTCCCGGGGCGGAGTATACGTAACGGAAGAGATGAGCGCCTCCCCAGCCGGGTTCAGGATTGAACCAATCCCGAACTCAGCAAAAGGAAAAGCTCCCTCCAACCGCTGTGGCCACTGCCGGAAATGATACTTATCGTTTCCAGTAATACCTTCAGCAGTTGTTCCGGATCCATGTCGTGGCCGAAGATCACCAAAATAGCGAGATGAATCGCTACTACGGAAAAGATCAGACCACACCAAACGAGATACGCGATTAAACGTATCTCTAAGGGGCCCAAACGGGGCATGGTTACGTAACTCCTTTTCAACTTCCTTAAACCGAACTAGAGCCTTTTTTACTCTAGCATCGGTGCAAGGCACGTACAATTTGACGACCGCCCGACATATTTGCCGGACAGCTCTAATTGCACGTACTTGCATCTCGGATTCAGGAAGCAAGCAACCTTCAGCGTCGAAGACCTGGTCAAGGAAACCTCCGAGAAATCGGGGGAGACCTCTTCGTCCCCGCTTGAAAGCGGGAGCGTGAGCTGGTGACCAACGACCTTCCTTAAGGGCTTCTTCAAGCCCCGCAGAGAAGGTTGGTAGGGTGATCGTAAGAAACGATTCGCCTTCATCTTCGACTCTCCGCGTGATGGTTTCACTGTCACGTTGGGTGTTGGCACCACATGCCATACCGCAATCATGCAGTATGGAAAGGGTGATTTCCTGCAGGCTTTTCATGCGTCCCTCCGAAAAGGGGAACACATCCTGGCCCGCAGACCCAAAAA